ACAAGTGGTTCTGGCTCCAGCTGCTGATGGGTGACACCGCCGACCACATACCCGGTCTGCCGCAGATCCGTTCTCTTGCCTCGGGCAAGATGATTCAATGCGGGGCTGCGCGTGCTCGGGATGTACTGGTTATGTCCAACGACAGCGACGATGCGTTCCAGACAGTGTGCAAGCACTACGCCGTGTTCTACAAGGACGACTGGGCAGATCGCTTGGTCGAGCAGATGGCGCTGCTCTGGATGCGCCTTGATCGTGATGCAAAGGTGGACGACTTCATTCGTGTCCTGCCGCTCCCCTCCATCTACACCGACCCGGTGCTGGCGGCGGCGGCCCGCCTAGTGGCCCGTGTTCAGGAGACGATTGATGCAACGCCTGACTAACGCCGCCGTCGCGCCGTACCGCAAGGGGCTGATGCTCAAGCAGGGAGGCAAGTGCGCCCTGTGTGAGCGTGCAGTAGTAACTCGCACACCGTGTCTGGATCACTGTCACACCACCGGCGTAGTACGTGGGGTGCTGTGCCGTGGCTGCAATGCGCAGCTGGGCAAGATCGAGAACAACCTGTTGCGTAATGGTTTGGGCAACATCGCTGACCTTGCGCGCTACCTCAAAAACCTTATCCCGTACATCGAATCCGGTAAGCGTGGCGGCACGGGTGTCCTGCACCCTACGCACAAGACCGAGGACGAGAAGCGACTCAAACGTAATGCTGACGCGGTAAAGCGCCGCGCAGCCAAGAAAGGAGCAACAACCCATGGCAGCTAAAATGGTTACTGACCTGATCATTTCCCGTGTGATCGACCAAGCGGTACAGTCGTCCGGCCTCGACGCACTGGCCTTCCCCGCCTTCGTCTACTACATCGCCCCCATCGGCGACATCCCGTCGAACGAATTTGACTTCGACGGGCGCCGTGACCGCGTTCGCTGGCAGCGGCGTATCGAGGGCAGCGTACTGCTCGACCTGTCCTACGAGGTGACCCCGGACTACATCATCGTCGTGGACGGTGACCAGACCATCCACATCCCGAACAAGAACCTCGCTATCTGGTCCCGCGTGTGAGGGTCCGGGCCTTCAAGTTTGACGACCTGACGGCCCACCACTACGGCGATGGACGTATCGTCCTGTTTCAGGATAAGCCGGACCGGGTGGGTATGTTCACCGCCGTCACCTTCGACGCCGAGCAGCTGCACAAGCGACTGGGCAAGTTCATAAAGAGACGCAAGAGGTCCAAACATGCGCGCTAAATTGCGTGATCTATTCAGCGAGTTCAACCACAAAGCAATCCTCGACGCTCACCACTGCAACGTTGCGGCGGCTGAGCGCTACACCTTCCTTGCGCCCAAGGGCGTGACCATCAGTCGCCAGATGGTCCGACACTGGCGCCAGCTGTATGCAGCGGACACCACACCGGCCAAGGTCATCAGGGCCGAGAAGCAGGTACGCAAGTTGCAGGACGCTGCGCCAATTGGTAAGGGAGGCATGCACAAACCCAGCAAGGTCTACCGGCGCATCGTGGTGATGCCGGATCTGCATGCACCGTACCATCATCGCCATGCGCTGGCGTTCATGCAGCTGGTGCGTGACACCTACAAGCCTGATCTGGTGATCAACCTCGGTGACGAAGCCGACAAGCACGCTATGAGCTTCCACGACAGTGACCCGAATCTGGCGTCCGCTGGCGACGAGCTGGCGCGCACCATCCCGGTAATGGAAGCGCTGCACAGCATCTTCCCCAACATGCTGCTCTGCGATTCGAACCACGGGTCGATGCACTACCGCAAGGCCAAGGCTCATGGTATGCCGGTGCAGTACCTCAAGGACTACCGCGACATCCTGCTGCCGAACACCAAGTCGAAAGGCTGGCAGTGGGCAGAGAACTGGCGCGTTAAGACCCCTATGGGCGAGGTGATGTTCAAGCACCAGCCGAGTGGTCCTGTACTGACTGACGCTTCGCATAACCAGTGCAACGAAGTGGTCGGCCATCATCACGGCAAGTTCCAGATCGAGTACGCCGCCAGCTCTGCCCGACTGTATTGGGGCATGTTCTGTGGCTGCCTGATCGACAAGGACTCGCTGGCCTTCGCCTATGGCAAACACACGCTGTACAAGCCAGTCCTCGGCTGTGCAGTGATCATCAACGGCATCCCCACGCTGATCCCGATGCTGCTGGATAGCAACGGCGACTGGGTGGGCCACTTGGGGACCGAGTAATGCCAAGAATGTACTGTAAAAGTTGCCACACAGAGCACAGGGTGAACTACACCTGCCCACCAATCCACCTGCGTCCGCCGAGCTGGCACATGGAAATGGGGCGCCGTGTGGGTAGCCAGCCCACTCACGGGGCAAAAGTGGATGCCCCATCCGCGCAGACGCCAGACTTCGGTGATGTCAGCGAGGAAGGGCGCAAAGGCGACAAGATCCGGCTGGAACTGGTTAACGAGGCGTTCCCTCTGGCCCTGATGGATCTGGCTCGACTGATGACGTGGGCCATCACCGTGAAGGGCTACAAGGAAGGCGACTGGGTGCGGGTGTCTACCGGCGCGCAGGGCTATCGCGGCGCTATGCTGCGGCACGACAACAAGGAGTGCTCCGGCGTGAGTCACGACCACGAGTCGAAGCTGCGGCACGCTACACATACGGCGTGGAATGCAATTGCACGCCTCCAACTCCTGCTGCAAGAGGATGCTAAACATGACCAAGCGTAAGTGGTTCAAGGCCGAGATCCTGAGTCTCGGCGAGTGGCGGCAGTACGTCGGGCGCCGTATCGAAGACGCCCTGCACAGGGCCATTGCCGAGTTCGGCGAAGACGACATCGGTCGTGTAATCGAGGTGCGCTAATGTACGAGCTACCCAAACGCCGCACGCTGGTTCACAAGGCCATTGAGCCGCGCAACCTGTCCGCAAAGGCCCGCGCCGCTGCTGATGCCCGAGTCAATGACGACTGGGAAATCAAGTACGACGGCGTGCACTGCATCATCATCGTGACCGAGGGCACAGCGCACGCCTTCTCCCGGCAGGGCGAGCCAGTCAATGGCTCCATGAACCATGTACTCAAGGAGCTTGCCGACCACTACCGTGACTACGGTGGCGGCGGTGCTGTGATCTTTGCTGAGGCGTGGCACCCGGAATGGACGCACCAGAAGATCAATGGCACCTTCCGTCGTGGCGCGGATGGCTCTGAGCTGGAAGCGGTCTGCTGGGACTTCGTGCCTCTGGCGGACTTCGAGGCTGGGGCCTGTGACATCCCATTCCGCACTCGGCGCTGGGCGTTGAACGAGCTGGTGTTCGACATCGGCTCGCGCAACTCCGACAGCAAGATCACCATCAGCAAGATGTCCAAGTCCAAGGACTCTCTGGCCAACCAGCTGGAGGGTATTCGCACCTCGCTGGGTCTGGAATACGCCACTGATGGCTTCATGCGTAAAGACCCTGCGGGCCTGTGGGTAGCCGGTGCCGGTAGCTGTGGCGCTGTGCTCAAGGACAAAGAGATCATCGACGTTGATGTCGAAGTGCTCGAAGTCTTCGAGGGAGTGGGCAAGTTCCTCAACATGGCGGGCGGCTTCATCATCCGCTACAAGGGCAAGGTGCAGAAGTGCGGCGGTGGTAAGCTGACCACTGCTGAGCGCAAGGAGCTGTGGAAGGACTACGGCAAATCCAAGGTGGGTAAGATCATTCAGGTACACGGCCTTAGCGAAAGCGAGGATGGGCTGCTGCGTGAGCCGCGCTTCATCCGTTGGCGTGATGACAAGACCGAGGGCGAGTAAGTGAATCAGGCTGAGCTGGAGCAATACATGGTGGACGGTGGCCGAGCTAAGGTGCTCGGCTCGTTCAAGCGGAATGAGGAGGCGGGTGCCGCACACAATAACCCGTATGCTGCCGCTGTCTATCGTCGCTTCGTTCAGCCGCTGGCCGATGCGATCAGCATCTACGCTACAGAGGTGAAACGTGGTGTACAGGCTAGGGCCAAGGTTCTGATGCGCAAGCAAGACCCTTTGCTGATGTCTGTCACCACGATTCGCACCTTACTGGATGCGTCATTGCAGCAGAAGAAGTCAGCACCGACGGCGGTATCACGGGCCATCGGAGAAACGCTGTACGGGGAAACGCTTCTAGAAGCATTCGAGAACATCGAACCCGACCTTTACTACACTCTGGTGCGGGATTTTGAGCGCCGGATGACCAAGAGCGAGCGGCACAGGCTCACAGTGTTCAAGCAGCAGGCAGCTAAAAACGGTATCCATTTACCGGTATGGTCCTCCGAGGACAAGCTGGCTGTCGGTACGGTGCTGATCTATCTGGCCCGAGAGATCGGGTTGATCGACATCACCGAGGCCATGGAGCGCGGTAAGACCGTTCGTGAGTACAAGCTGATGCCGGAGATCGCCGGTATGCTGGACCACATCAAGGGCTTCGTGGCGGGCATCAGCCCGATCAGCCTGCCCTGTGTGGAGCCGCCGATTCCGTGGACCGATGCGAATACCGGTGGATACCATACCCCGGTGATGCGCCGTGTGGCGCCCTGCTGCATCCGTGGCAGGCCGCGAGTCGAAGACCTGTCCGATGTACCGGATATCCCCTTGCGTGCGCTAAACGCGCTACAGCGGCGTGCATGGGCCATCAATGAGCGGGTGCTCAAGGCGGTCGATGACGTGGGCGCCCGGTTCGACGTGGGCGAGGTGCTGGCACAAGCTGAGCTGCCCAAGCCGCACCGGCCCGAATGGCTGGACGACGATATGGACAAGGCGTCCCTAAGCCCCGCTCAGCTCGCGGAGTTCAGCGTATGGAAGGCTGAAATGCGTGAGTGGTACACCACCAACAAGGAGCGGGGCGTACAGTGGGGGCGGTACTACGAGGCGCTGCGCGTGGCTCGCATGTTCAGGGGCAAGCCGTTCTGGTTCGTCTACCAGTTCGATTTTAGGGGCCGGTGCTACGCCAACACCCGAGGCGTCAGCCCGCAGGGCAGCGACCTACAGAAGGCCCTGTTGCAGGCGCACAAGGGTAACCCGATCAGTACCGAGGCGGCGCGATGGTGGTTCTTCATCGCCGGGGCCAACCGCTTCGGCTACGACAAGGCTACGCTGGACGAGCGCTTCGCATGGACCGTCGAGCGCTGCGCAATGATCCGGGCCATCGCCGCTGATCCGCTGAGCAATCGCCAGTGGACCGAGGCGGATAACCCATTCCAGTTCCTAGCATGGTGCTTCGAATATGCAGACTACTTCGCCGATCCCGCTATCTTCGTCTCCCATCTTGCATTGGGGCAGGACGGTAGCTGCAATGGATTACAGCACTTCTCCGCCATGCTGCGAGACGAGGTGGGCGGGCGTGCGACTAACCTCGTACCAGCCGAGACACAGCAGGATATCTATCGGCTGGTCAGCGATGAAACAGCACGCCTCCTTGGCGAAGGAACTGGTATGGGCTGCGTGTATCTGGACCGCTGGCGTCGGCACGCTCTATCACGGGATCTGGTAAAGCGCTCAGTGATGACCCTGCCCTACGGCTCGACCCGGTTCAGCTGCGGGGAGTTCATCTTCAAGGAGTACGTCAGCAAGCATAAGGCGCCGGAGTTCGCCCCGCCCGAGTACATGAAGGCCAGCAGGGCGCTCAGCGTGCCCGTGTGGGACGCCATCGGCAATGTGGTGGTCAAGGCAAGGGAAGCCATGGCGTGGCTCCAGAACGCGTCTGACGAGCTTATAGCGGCAGGTGTGCAGGAGATCTACTGGAGGTCGCCGTCCGGGTTCATGATCCGGCAGCGATACGGGAAGTACGAGTTCATCAAGGTGGAGAGTCGCCTGTCTCAGACGGTCCGAATCCGGCCCACCATCCAGCAGGAGCTGGAGGAACCGTGCCCCCGCCGACACCGGAACGGTATCGCACCGAACTTCATCCACGGCTGTGATGCGGGGCACATGCACTTCCTGATCGTCGAAGCTGACGAGCAGGTCGATCACATGGCCTTCATCCACGATGACTATGGTACGGATGCCGTGTACACTGAGACGCTCCACAAGCTCATTAGAGCGACGTTTGTGAAGATGTATACCGAGCGTCAGCCCATCGCTGAATTCGCCTCCCAGTGGGGTATCAGCGCGGCTCAGCCCACTCCGGGAACCCTTGACCTGAATCAGGTGCTCGATTCCAAGTATTTCTTCGCTTGAATTAATAGGGCACCTTATCCTACACCGGGAGAAATTCAATGATTAAATATTTAGTAAGAAAGATTAAAAGCTTCTTTACTCCAGTAGTTAAAGAGGTTGTAGTAGAGGTTAAGGTTCTTCGACTTACTGAGAACGAGTATGCTCAGTTGGAGAAGACCTTACCCAACTCCCTGCTGGGAGGGACCGACACTGCGGAGACAGCAGCGTACAAACTGGGCGTGCAACATGCGCTCAGCAAGATCCGCTCTGGCATCGTGATTTAATAGGGCACCTTATCCTAGGAGAACATTTTGATCTATCGAGAATTGAGGGGCGGTGAATTGGTGCCGTCCTGCTTGTCCGAACGGGCAGTGTCCCGCTTGGCAATGATCTCCCTGTACGAATTACGCGACCGGCATGCCCTCCCGAAAGGCTGGCAGCCGCTCGACCCGCAGGAATGCCTGAACCGTCTGGTGGCTGCTGATGCGCTGTTTGTGCATGACAGTCAGGGCCGGATCATCTGCTTTGTGGTGGACTCCCCTTGGTTCAGTGATGACCGGGTAGTGAGCGAGCTGTGGGTGGATGATGGTATCGCACTGGCTGACGTGGTGCTGGCTGCTAAGGCGGCCTGCGTAATGGGCGGTGCCGGACGCTTCGTAATCGGAACACGAGCAGCGGCGAATGATCGCCACGCCGGTCTGGCCAAACTCTACAGCCGGGAGGGCCTGACCGTATCTACGGTGGAACTTGAGGGCAAGGTATGAGTGGAGGAATCAAAAAGCTGGTTAACACGGCGGTCAAGGGCTTCTCGCTGGGCGCGGTTGGCGACGGCGGGTGGGCCTTGAACACCGGGGCTGATCCAGCGGTTAAGGCTGCGAAGCAGGCGGCGCAGCAGCAAGAGCAACAGATGCGCATGCAGCAACAGCAGGCAGCGCAGCAGGCTCAGCAGATGGCGCAGCAGCAGCAAACTACGGCAGAGCGAGATCGACTCGCTGCACAGGCGAAGGAACAGCAGTCAGCGTCCAACGGCCCTGACCGAGCTGAGATCGAGCTGGCCGATGGCGACACTTCTTCGCCGCGCAAGAAGTTCCGGGGCCAGATTGGTGGCGCTGGTAAGGCACCGAGCATCCGCGTATGACCGACCCTAAAGCCATACACCCCGACTCGGGGCGCGGCTGGTGGGAGGAACTGACACGGGAGCGCTCTACCATGATGTCTCGTAAAGAGGCGTATGCCAGAGCGACTATCCCGAGCACCCTCCCGGACAAGAACTACAACGTACTTAACGATCAGCTCAGCAACGGGGCTACCTCGCTGGGCAACCAAGGCGCAACCAACGTAGTGAACAAGCTGATGCTGGCGCTGTTCGCTCCGGGCCTGTCGTTCTTCAAGCTGGAAATGGTGGCCAAGGCCAAGGCCGAGTTCCTGCAACAGATGCAGATGCAGGATGACAGCCTTCTCACCGACGTACTGGCAGAAGGCGAACGAGAGGCTGGCCGAGCCTTCGAGCAATCCGGTAGCCGTCCCGCGCTGTACGAGGGCCTCGCCGGGCTGGTGTGCGTAGGCGATGTCCTGATGGACCTCAGCGACACTGCTGCCATCAGCTTTATCACCCTGCATGACTACGCCGTCAAGCGTAATCGCAAGGGCAAGGTGCTGCGCCTGATCTTCCGGGAGAAGACCCGAGTGGACGATCTGGAGAAGGAGGCGCAGAGCGAGTACCGCAAGGTAATGCCCATGGCCAAGATGCACGACAAGGTGACCATCTACACCTGCATCAAGCTGGTCAGTGGCATGTATCGCTCCACGGTGTGGGTGGACGACGTGAAGTTGTCCATTCGACATAGCGGTAAGTGGAAGGAAGACACCTTGCCGTGGCGTGCGCTGACGTGGCGACTGCCTATTGGTCAGGACTACGGTGTGTCGCTCGCAGAGGACTACGCCAACGATCTGGCTACACACGACATGGTAAGCGAGAGCATGGCCGATGGTGGCGTACTGGCCTCCCAATTCCGCTGGGCCTGCAACCCTACTGGGGTGACGCAGCCGGAGGACGTGGAGAACAGCCGAAACGGATCGGTAATCGCGGCCAACTCCAATGACCTTGAGCTGATCTTCGCCAACATGGGACAGCAGCTACAGACGGTCATCGCGGTTGAAGAGGTCTACGCCAGACGCATTGGGCGTGGCTTCCTGCTTAATACCGCAGTGACCCGTAACGCTGAGCGTGTGACGGTGGAAGAGGTGCGTATGCAGGCGCAGGAGCTGGAAACCAGCTTCGGTGGTGTGTACTCCCGTATGTCGATGGATATGCAGGGGCCTATCAGCCGATGGACCCTCCGCAAAGCTGACATCAGCATTCAGGGCACCAAGATCGAGCCAACCATCATCACTGGTCTGGATGCACTAAGCCGCACCGCCGAGCAGCAGCGCCTTATGGGCTTCCTACAAGACGTACTCAACCTGTCTAACATCCCTCCTGAGACTCGAATCATGCTCAACGAGCAGCCGATCATCAGTGATATGGCAGCAGGCCGTGGCGTAGACCGCCGCAAGTATGTGGCTGATCCTGAGACGGTGGCTCAACGCCGACAGGAGCAGGCACAGGCGCAAGCCAACGCACAAGCAACCGAAGCCGGCATTCAGGCCGGTGCCCAACAAATGGTAAATGAGGACCAAGCACAATGACCATCTTCTCTCTGTTCCGCCACACCCTGATGGATGAAGCCGCCGCTGACGGTGCAGCCTCCGGCGCCGCTGACGGTGCGCCAGCCGTCGGAACCACCACTACCCTGCCCGGCGCCAAACCCGCTCCAGACGCCGCCGCAGGGGCTGCTGATACCGGCGCCGACGAGGACGTGCTGGGCAAGGCAGGCTTCGGTGTGGTCGAGGGTGATCCGGGCCTCAACTACGCCTTGAACTTCCTCGCCAGCAACGGCTTCACCGCCGACAGCCCAAGCGTCAATGCCGCCCTGAACGGCGATTTCGGCCTGCTCAAGGCTGAGCTGGCACAGAAGGGTGCCGCAGGCTGGGAGCAGGCACTGGGCCTCGCAGAGCAGTCCTATGGCCGCCATCAGGAGCGCATCGCTGCCGATAACAAGGCAGTGGGTGAGGTCGTGCTGGGCATCGCAGAACAGCTGGGCGTGGACTGGGAAGCCGCCGCTGGTCACATGGCCTCGGCACCGCAGGAAGAGCGCGACGCGATCAACCAGCTGCTGGCCAGCCCGAAGACCGCGCACATCGCCGCCCAGTTCGTGGCGCTCAACTTCATCAACAACGGCACCGGCGACATCACCCCGGCAGCCCGTGCGGCTGGGGAAGGCTCGCAGGCCCTCGGCGCTCTCGGTGCTGCGGGCGGGCCGCTGACCCGCGCCGAATTCACCAAGCAGATGGGCGAACTCCGTCGCAAGCTGGGTGACGACTACCTGAACTCGACCGAGGCGCAGGCGCTGTACGCCCGACTGGGCTGATCAATATTTGATCAAAATGGTGCCCTAAATTAATAGGGCACCTTATCCTAAGAAACCATTTTGCTGTACCCCACCAAGGAGCTGTATATGTCTCGTGATACCTTTAACGTAACTCGCCCCAACGCCAAACTCGGCGGTGCTGATCCGTTCGAGCTGGTGCTGGAAGAATTCGCCGGTATGGTCGAAGAGTCGATGCAGACTCGCTCGGTCACCGAAGGCTGGGTCGAAATGAAGACCGTCAAGGGCACCGCCACCGTCACCAAGGACGCGATTGGCGAATCGACCCTGCAAGTGCTGGAGCCGGGCAAGACCCCGGACGGCACCGCGAACCAGTTCTCCGACAACTCGGTGACCGTGAAGACCGTCATTCTGGCTCGCTCGGCGCTCCCGATTCTCGACGTGTTCCAGACCAAGTACGACGTTCGCAAGAAGATCGGTAACGAGCACGGCAAGAAGATGGCCAAGTTCCGCGATGCCGCTCTGCTGGTCCAGCTGGCCAAGGCCGGTCTGGCTGCCGACTCGAAGTACGGCGCTCTGCCGGGCCACCACGGCGGTACGCAAGTCTCGCTCGCCGCTGCCGGTGACGAGAACGACCCGGCCAAGCTGTTCCGCGCCATCAACCGCCTGCTGGCGCAGATGGAAGAGAAGGACGTAATCCCGCAGGAAGACGGCCACGCCATCTTCGTCCGTCCGGCAGTGTACTACGCACTGATGGAAGCTGAGCAGATCGTCAACGGCGACTACCTCACCTCGGAAGGCAACAAGGTGCAGGGCGTACCGATCATCAAGGCGCTGGGCGTACCAATCATCAAGACCAACAACATGCCGCACACCAACACCGTCACCACCCCTGACGACGTTGCGACCATGATGGGCGGTGACTACGCCGGTGACTTCTCGAAAGTCCTGATGATGCTGGCTTCCCCGAAGGCTCTGCTGGCTGGCGAGACTATCTCGCTGACCTCCGATGTCTTCTACGACAAGCTGTCCAAGTCGCACTACGTTGACGCGCACATGGCCTTCGCAGCCACCACTGACCGCCACGAACACGCTGGCGTCATCCTGACCAAGTAAGGTCCAACCATTCCCCAAGGAGCCTAGTGCCCTTGGGGAATTTTTTGCTGAGGTACTGATGAACATCACGCAGCTGACGGTGGTGAACGAATGCCTCGCCTCCATGGGTGAGGAACCTATCAACTCCTTGGCAGAGGACAACGCCTTCGTTAACTCCGCCAACTTCGCATTCGAGAACGCCAACCTGAACGAGCAATCGGTGGGGTGGTGGTTCAACAAAGAGAGTATCCTGATTCGCCCGGACACCAAGGGCGAGTATGTGGTTCCATCCGACGTGATCGACCTGTGGGTAGATGCTAACCCTCGCTGGCTCGCTGTTCGCAGCTCCCGTCTGTATGACACCAGCAAAGGCGAGCGCCTAGTGGGCACAGCGCCCCAACGGGCAGAGGTCATGCGGCTTCTGGCTTTCGATGACCTGCCTCTTATCATGAAGCGGGTAGTCAAGGCAGCCACTGTGTTGCAGTTCCAGAAGAGCTACGACGGTGACGCGCAGAAGATCAAGGACGCAAAGGAGGAATACGCCTTTGCCAGACAAACAGCCCGTACTCAGCACATCCGCGCCGTGGGCGCGAACTTCTCCACACGCGCGGAGAACTCGATGTACTCTGACTATGGCCGACTGAGGACGCCCCGGTGAGAGTCAGCGACAACTATCAATCGGTAATCCGTGGCGTGAGTGAGCAGGTGCCGCACGACCGCATACCCGGCCAGCACTGGGATCAGGACAACATGACCTCAGACCCAGTTAGGGGCCTGAGCCGCCGTCACGGTAGTGTCCAGCGCTACGTGATGTCCCTGCCATTCCCGATCACCGACGTAGAGCGTAAGGATGCCAGTTGCCGAGCAGAGCACACCGTGTTCCTTGAGGGCGGAGAGTGGGCATTCATGCCGCGCAATGCCCCGGCTCCCGGTAGCAGGCTGCCGCCACTGATCCTAGTGGACAAGGACGGGCAGAACTTCATGGAGGTGGTGTACGACAGTCCCGCCACAGAGGCACAGGTAGGCGAGGGCATCACCAGCGTGACTGCCGCTGGCCGGCTGGTGCTGCTGTCCTCGGCCAAGTACCCAGTGGAAACCACTGTAACCAAGAGCATGGACGCAACCAGCGACAAGCACTGTGTGTGGGTTCGTGGCGGCGGCTATTCTCGGTCGTTCTCGGTCACCGTGGCGTCAGGCAATGACGACACCATGACCTATGTGTACAAGACAATGACCTCCTACTACGAGGGCACCTTGGACACCACCACCATTCCATGGACTTCTGACGGCTCCTATCAGAAGAAGGTGAACGACGCCACCAACGCTTACAACTCCAAGGTCAACCAGCACATCGCTAAGTCGGCTGCGGACATCACGCCGGAGAACATCGCCAAGCGTCTGTGGGAGCAGATGGAGAAGGAGAACCCCGGCATGGCGGAGCTACACGGGGCCTACATCCTTATCACCAAAGCAGACACCGTGGTGACGGTGGACGACGGCGGCAACGGGGAGTACATCCGGGTCACCTCTTTGGAGGTAACGGCACCGGAACTGGTCACTGCGCAGCATTTGCACGGCAAGGTGGTCAAGGTAGTACCTAAGCAGGCCGGGGCCTTACCGTACTACCTCAAGGCGGAAGGGCAAGGACATACCAGCTTCGGGGACGTGATCTGGCGGGAGACTGCTGGTGACCTGATCACCATGGACTGGGTGTTCTTCGTAGGCATCTTCGACGAGGGCAAGCTGTGGCTGGCCAAGTCGCCAGCGGAGCTGGGTGCATTGCGCCCTGCACTGACCATCCCTAACTTCTCGCAAGCGAGCAGCGGGGACAGTGAGTCCAACCCTAGACCTGAATTCTTCGAGAAGGTCATCACGCATATGCGGATGTTCCAAGATCGACTGATGATCGTGTCGGGGTCCACTGTGTTCCTGTCTAAGTCTGGCGACTACTTCAACTTCTTCCGCAAGAGTGTGCTTACGCTCGGTGACGACGACCCTATCGAGGTGTTCGCACAGGGCACAGAGGATGACGTGATCACCAGCGGTGTGCAGATTGACCGCAACGTAGTCCTCTGCGGGCAGCGGTTCCAGTACATGGTGCCGGGCCGAGAAATGATGACGCCGAAGAATCCCTACATTGGTGTGCAGGCCACCTACGAGGGTGCCAACATAGTGCCGCACACTAGCGCAGGCTCTGTACTGTTCTTCTGTCAGCGGCGCGAGCGCAGGCTCACACTACAGCGGATGCAACCCGCAGTAATGGCTGACAGGCTGGACGCCATGGACGCCAGCTCCCAGCTAGACGGATACCTCACTGGTACGCCACGTCAGCTTGTGAGTATGACGGCGCCCGGCGCAGTGTTCCTACGCACACAGGAGCTGACTAACGGCTTCTATGTGTACAGCTGGCTGGACAGCGAGGACAACTCTGAGCGGCTGTTTGACAGCTGGTCGCGGTGGACCTTCTCTGCCGAGCTGGGCGTACTGGCAGGCATCACCGTCGATGACTCCGGTCTGCTGGCCGTGACGCTACGTGATACCAAGGACGGCCCTGCGCTAGTTCTGGACCGTTTCACTCGTGAGACGGCGCCATCGGAGCTGCCCTACTTCGACAGTATCACCACACTGGAGGACTCCAATCACGTCAACTCGGGACACGCTGCCGCCTTTGGGGCTGCCAGCGAGAACTACCTGCTTGGCCTACCACTGGCCAATGTGTCTCAGCTGGTAGAGCAGTTCCCCGGCGAGCTGGGCGAGCTGTATGTGGGCGCGGAGTACGACAGTCACTTCACCCTGACTAGTCCCTATGTCCGTGACCGGAACGACAAGATCATCTTGGACGCTCGGGTGACCATCAGCAAGCTGGTAGTGTCCTTGTCTAACAGCGCCGCTATGCGGGGGTCGGTATCGACTGACATGGGCAAGACGTGGAAGGTCAGCAAGTCGTGGGTCAGTCGTAAGGCGGGAAGCTGGGTACTGAACACGCAGAACATTGCAGAAGAGGAAACCGTAACCATCCCCGTTATGAAGGAGAACAAAGCGTACCGTTGCCGGATCAGCTCTCGTAGCTGGCTGCCAATGACCGTGGCGTCTGTGGAATGGACGGGCCAAATGTTCACTAGCAGGAGGTAAAGCCTATGATCTGGTTGGCAGCTGCGATGGGGGCCATGGCCCTCAAGCAGGGCCTTGACGCAAAGAATCAGGCCAAGGCGGATCAAATCACCGCCAAGTCCACCGCCAAGGTGGAGAACATGCGTCGAGACATCGACAACATGATGTCCAAGGCCAAAGGTGACCTTGCCCGTTTCCAGCAGGCGCGTAGCAACAAGTACGCGCTCCAGTCTGGCGGACGAGCAGAGGACACCGCGACGGTAAACATGCTGCGCCTGTCCGATCAGGCTGTGCGCGGCTCCATTGAAATGCGTATCGCCGCCGCCGAAGAGGCGGGCGCACTGGCTGCACGGGTGGGCTTCGCGGGAGTAGGTGGAGGTTCGGTAGAAATGCTGAACAACACCAACGCAGTGCGGCAGCAGCGCGCTCGGGAGTTGTCGGACACCATGACCGATACCCAGCTCTTTGATATGGGTGAGCAAAAGGCGTTTACTCGCGAGCAGACCATCCTCGGACTGGACGACATTCAGTTCGCAGACGGTATGAACTTCATGCGTGCTCAAGAGCAGTACATCAAGCAGCCTTCGTGGTTCGAAGTAGGGGCCAACGCTGCTATGGCCTTCGGCACCAGCTATGCCAGCATGGGTGGCTTCAAGGGCTGGGGCAGTGGCACACCGAAGATCAGCGGTGACATTCAGGCTGTAGGCAACATGCCAAACAGCGCATTAGCATAAGGAGGACACATGGCACAGACCAATCTGCAACAGCCGGGCGGCTATGCTATCGAGGCCGGACAGGCCGTGATGCAGCAACAGCAGCCCGGCGTGCAGCTTGGCCGCACCGGGATTCAAGGGTCCACCGCAGTACAACAGGCGGACCAGCAGCACAGACAGATTGTCGATACGGGCACATCTGACTTGCTGATGAAGCTAGGCGGCAAGCTGCTGGAGCCACACATTCAGCGAGTCCAGACACAGCAGTTTCTGGAAGGCGCGCAGCGCGTTGCACAAGGCGAAGCTCTGAAAGATATCGTGGATGAAGATCCGTGGTATACGCAGATCTTTGGGCCGTCCAGCTCTACACAGGGCGCACGGGCCGTAGCCCAAATGAAGGGCGTAGACGACTACCTCACCGACGTAGCCAACAACATGCCCGAGCTACAGAAGCTCAGCTCTGCCGACTTCGGTAAGCAGATCACTGGCAAGATGCAGCAGTTCCTGACGGGTGATGCTGTGGCGGATACTGCCATCCAGTTGAAGATGGTGGAGGCCAGCGGCGGCCTGTTCAAGGCGCACACCAAGGCGCACTACAAGTGGACTCAGGACACCATGCAGTCGCAGATCGTCAGCTACATGCAGACAGGTGGAGCCAAGCTCAAGGCGATGACTGGTCAGCTGCTGGAAGGGACCATGACGCAGAAGGACTACGACGAGGCCAAAGCGGTATACGTCGGCAACCTAATGCCATTGGACGGGCAGTCCCCAGCCTCTTACTGGGAGGCTATCGAGTCCGCTACCATTGACGCACTGGCCACTGGTAACCACCACGCCGCGAACGCTATCTTCGACTCGGGCATCTTCAACAACGCCCCAGTGGAGCAGCGCAAGAAGATGATGGACGCTCGCCACAAGTACGAGGCGCAGACGCAGGAGACTGCGGGCTTTGCCGAGTACGGTCCGCGAATCGGTCAGCTCAAGGGTATGGCGGCAGCCGGTCAACTGACCGGTAACCAGATCCTGGCCGAGGTGGACAAGATCAACAACGACTACAAGCTGCGTTACGGTATCGACCGCCCGCTGTTCAAGCGCAAGGAAATGGAAGCCATCTTGTCTGGCAACATCGCCAGTATCTACCGGCGACAGGAGCAGGACCAGCGGGACTTGGCCCGCGAGGGCCGGGCGGACCGTCGAGAAGCTGCCAAAGAAACCGTTAAGGTGGAAATGGAAGCTCGTAAGCAGGCGCAGCTGGTGCAGATCATTCAGGCCGGTGGCGGCAACATGGCGGCTCTGGCGGGCCACTCGCAGACCGAGATTGACAACGCCGTGTATACGGGCGCCACGGTCATCGCCACGCAGGGCGGTAACGTCGGCAAGTTCCTAGTGCAGCAGTACAACGATGGCGGCGCGCACGTCAACCCTCTGTATCGCAACCAGTTGCAGGCGGGTATGCGTGCGGCCAAGATGGAAGGTTACGCCGGTGAGGCTATGGATCGTTCCTACGCCATGTACAAACAGCTCAGTGCGGAGACTGGCGGCAAGGCCACGGCCATGGCGTATCTCGGCGATGACGCTGTGCGCATGATGAAGTACGATCAGTTTATCCAAGGAGGTAAGCTCAAGCCGGAGGTAGCCTATCAGCTCGCATTCGGGGAGCCGCTGGACACTAGCCGCAAGTCATCCGATAAGGAGATCGGGGAGGCCATCGTCAAGACAGTGGACAAGGATCAGCCGGGGTTCTGGTCTAAGAAGTTATTGGATACCACCGAGCTGACAGACCAGTCTAAGCGTGTACTGACTACTGCGGTAGGGCGCAACTACGACCTGCTGGCAGGTACGGGTATGGACGACAAGGCGGCTATGGCCACCGCGCTGGACGTGGCCAAAAAGGAAATGGATGTTGTAGGGCCGTACATCGTGGACCGTGGGCCGGATCGTAAGCCGATCTACCAGCTTATCGGTGCGGACGAGGCCAAGGCCGGGGAGGTGTTTACCCGCTTCCTCAATGAGCGAGCGCGGGCCAACGGAGTGGAATCCGACCTACCGGGCGGCGTGCAGACTGATAAGATCAGGTTCTCTGCGGACCTGATCACCAGTGGGCCTCTTCCCGCAGTGCGTAACTGGTTTGATCGGAAGTGGGGTGACCAGCCTAGCGTAATGATCAATCGGCTACCGGACCAGAACGGCGTAGGCGTGTTCGCCGTCACCGTGGTGGAGCCGGACGGTAACACTAAGTTCTTCCCAATCACCAGCGACGAAGTGCGCAGCTACTACGAGAAGTCGAAGGACTTCAAGTAACGTCTAGTGAAGGGCATCTTCGGGTGCCCTTTGCAGAACTTACTCAGGAGGCAACATGGATTTGATGAATACCAAGCCTGCCGACATCAAGGCAGCAACAGACCAACGCAAGACCGACCGCCTTGAGCAGAAGGTACTCGCCAAGCCAAAGTACACTCCGGCAGAGCAGCAGGCTGTGGAGAACGTGCAGACCGCTACCATCTTCGCTGGCGTAGCTGCGGGCCTTGATGCTCGACAGGCCGCAGCCGCTGCCGTCAAAGTACGGCAAGCCACCATCGGTAGCGAAGAGTCCGTCAATGCATTGGTGCAGACGTTGCCCGGCGATTCGGACATCGTGGGCACTGCCAAGCAGATCGCCGGTGCGCAGGACATTCAGGAGAAGGCCAAGGGCAAAGCCCAGTGGACCACCTTTCTGGATCAGGCAGAGGCGGGCTTTGTCGAGCTTACAGCGCTGCCGCAGTTGCTGCGGACCCTCGACCGCGCAGACTTTGAACCGGACGCCAACTTCGACTACATGGCCATCCGAGACAAGGTAGAGTTCGGGATGGCCAACGAGGACCGTACATGGCTGCGCGAGAGCGTAAGCCAAGAAGACCTCGACAGCCGTCTGGCGGTGCTCAAGACCAAGCAGGAGAACCTGCAAACGCTGGGCGCGCACGGCGAGGGTATGGCCCTTGCGGCGGGGATCACCGGCGGGTTCATGGACCCGGTAGGCTGGGTGGCGGGTATGGGCGTAGGCAAGGCCGCACAGCTGGCGGGTGTGGGTAGCCGCATCGTGGCCGCACAGGGTCAGCTGGGCCGGGCCATTGTGTACGGGGCAGGTGAGGGCATCACCGGTTCGGTGCTCACTACAGCGGCTCTGGATGCAGCAGGCGGGCACGTCACCTACAACGACTACGTTATGTCAGCGGCATTCGGTGCAGTGTTCGGTCAACTAGGGCTGCTGGCGTACAAGCGCCCAGTGAATACTACCGAGGCCGTACCGCCTGCACAGCCGGGCGAGTTCGACTTCACCGGACCGCTGCCTGCCAGTGCGCAGGAAGCCGCGCAGGATCTGATGGCGCGGGCGCAGAAGTTCAACGAAGACATCTACGCTGAGGCGCAGGGCCGGGCACCGGCTGACGCCACTCCAGAACAGATCCGGGAGGCCGCCGACGACATCATGCGGGAGCGCGCAGACAACCTGCATCGCACCGTGTTTGCGGAGGTTCCCGAGGGTGACCGCTTCTTCCCTGCATACGATCTGGACGTACGGGAGGACGGTACTGTACCGCCACTGGACGAGGTGATGCGACCATCCACAGAGCGAATCGCAGCACAGGATCGCTGGGGTATCAACCAGCACACGGTGGAGAACGATGCAGAGCGGAAGATGCTTGGCGAGCTGGCCGCAAGGGCCGACTCGTGGGCAGCTGCCAACCCATTCGATCAGGCGCGTCTGGATAGCGTGCTGGGCCGCATCCCGTGGCTGTCCTCTACCGGGCTGACCTTGGCACGTAGCCAGAACCCGGTTGCCCGCATGATCGCGGGTACTCTGCTGGAGTCCACAACGGGCGCCACCGGGCGCCGCCGCACAGCCGCCGTAAGCAAGACCATGCGAGAGCGGGTCTACATGGAGGATCTGGTAGGGTATGAAGAGCAATACAAGATGTGGCGGGCTAAGAACGGGGGCAGCGCCTATCGTGACGTCATTGGCAGTGATACACGGGCACGATTTGATCGGCTTGTTGCCAGTGAGCGCGAGAACCGTAGACTCGGTGTGCGCACTGATGCTGACCAGCATGTGCGTGTGGCTAGTGATCACCTTGACGCTGGCTACGATAGAATGCGTCGTGACCAGCAGACAGTTGGCACAATCGGTGCCGAGCGATTGGGCGACACCTCTATCGGCTATGCTCACCGAAGCCTCTCCCCGTCGTGGGTAATGCAAGCCAGTAACGCGGAAATCGAGGCTCTGGCCTCCCGCCTTGCCGTGCAGCTCCAAGACGGCTGGGGTGATGTGCAGTTCGCTCGGCAGATCGCCACTCGCTACATCGAAAGAGCGCGGACTACAGCCTACGGGGGTACAGCGATACCCGCCAACATGGCTAGCCCACAGGCAGCAGAGGTTCTGCGAGACGTTCTGCGCTCTATGAACGTAGCCGATGCAGATATCAACCTAGCCATGGGCCGGTTCAGCCGGGGCGGGGCAGCGCACACCAAGAAACGTCTGGAACTGGACCTCACTGAGCAGATCGACCTGCCCGGTGGCCGTAGTTTCCCCATGATGAACGCCTTCGAGACTGATCAGGCCAGCCTCTACATGCAGTATGCTCGCCGTGTGAGTGGCGATATCGCCCTTACACAGTACGGCGTACACGGTGATCAGGGCATGAAGCTGCTGCGCAAGGCTATGGAGTACGGGCCGGACGGTAAGCGCGCCACGGCGCATGAAATGGAGGCCTTCGATCAGATCTACGCGGAGTTCTACGGACGTGCGCTTGAGGGCACTGGCAACAAGCACCTCGGTAACTTGCGTTTGCTGACTGCTGCGAGCCGACTGGGGGGCATGGCCTTCACGCAGTTCGCTGAAATGGCCAACGCCGTGGCCCTGCTGGGTGTAGGCGGTGCCTTGAAGATGGTAGGCAGGCTGCCGGGCCTGATAGCGGACATCCACGCCGGGCGTCCAAGCGAGCTGCTGGCGTCCATCGAGCAGATCGGCGGGCCTCTTGGGCAGGATCACCGGGTGATCTTCCCGTTCCAAGAACCCAACGACATCCGCATCTACGGGCGAGACAGTCTGAACACCTTTGATCGCATAATTCGGGCGGGTAGCAACGCGGTGCCGTGGCTCTCGGGCTGGCATCACATGCATGCTGCACAGGTCCGAGGCATCAGTGAGCAGATCGTTCACAAGTCCATGCGGTACATCCGTAATGGGGAAGAGAACGCGGCGCTGACCTCCATGGGTATCAGTCCTGAAATGGCTGCCATCATGCGGGCAGAGCTTCCGAAGATCGCCAAGTTCGATGACGAAGGCAATCTGGTGGCACTGGACCTCACCCGGTCGCAGGAATTCGCTACCATCAGTGAGTATGTGCAGGCCGTGCATCGCGGCAGCAAGCAGATCATTCAGGGCACCTACATTGGCGAGACTGGCAAGTGGGCGCACAATGATCTGATGCGGCTGCTGGTGCAGTTCCGGTCGTTCACTCTCACCTCTATGGAGAAGCAGTGGACCCGCCAGCGTACCGACGTGGGCACGGCCAAGGCGTTCGGTATTCTGGCCGGGCAGATGGCGTTTGCTCTGCCAATCCACATGAGCCGCGTTATGATCAACGCCACCGGGCGGGAGGACCGAGAAGAGTACGTCAAGAAGCAGCTTGATCCACAGATGCTGGCACGGGCTGTGCTGAACTACACCTCTATCAGCGGTCTGGCCGGTGACATCTTCGACGCCGGTGCGGTGCTGGCCGGTGGCGAGGTGAGTGGCGTGCGCTCCGGGTCCAGCTCGGCGCTCGGTGCTGTGCCGGGCCTCGGCTATGTGGAGTCTGCCGCTAAGGTGGCGCGTGACAAAGACCCTCGGGAAGCGATTCGTATGCTACCCGGAGGGAACCTGCCCTTCCTGACTCCGGTGGTTAACCACCTGACAGATTAATAGGGCACCTTATCCTATCCAACCAAACAATGCGGCCTGCGGGCCGCTAAGGATTACAGAATGAGCACACTGCACGCAGTGAACTTCTTCCCCGGCGACGGTGTGACCACCCAGTGGGACTTCCAGTTTGACGGTGTGAACCCGGACAACGCCTCGGGCACTAAGCCATACCTCTACGACAAGAACGTCAAGGTGCAGGAGATCTGGCGGGATGCCGACGGAGTGCAGCACGTCGTCCAACGTGACGTGGAGCTGATCAGCGCTGACACCGTGCGAGTGCTCGGCGATGCCATCCCGGTGGGCCATGAGGTCAAGGTCTACCGCGAGACGGAGAACCGCTACCCGCTGGTAGACTACCGCGACCGGCAGACCGTGAGCGAAGCTGACCTCGATCTCTCCGCACGGCAGACCCTGTTCGTCACCATGGAGACGTTCGATCAGTCCACATTGGCCGTGGAGTCCGCCAACCGTGCGGAAGAAGTTGCCGCGCAAGCCAACGCAACGGCCAACGAGGCCAACGATACGGCGGACAACGCCCTCGTAATCGCGCAAGACGCCAACGCCAAGTCCGACACGGCCATTGCCGCATCCGCTGATGCGGTGACCCGTTCCGAGACTGCTTTGCAGAACGCCAATCTGGCATTGCAGGCAGCGCAGGACGTAGAGATCCGCGCCGACGAGGCCGCACAGTCGGCACTACAGGCCGAGGCCGCCGCTAACGCTGCCCGCGAGTTCGCAGAAGAGGCGGTGTCTACTGCCAACGGCGTGGATGGTAAAGCCACCCTCGCACTTTCGCAGTCCAGTCAGGCGCAAACTCAGGCTGCGCAGGCTCTGGCGACAGCCAACGGGGTAGATGCCAAAGCTACCGACGCATTGGCCGCTGCTGACGCCGCTCTGCTAGTGGCGAATGACGCCTCCACCAAGGCCGACGAAGCCAAGTCGGTGGCTGACGGGGTGGATGCTAAGGCTGATTCTGCCATCGCCACTGCTAACGTCGCACTCACCGCCGCTAACCAAGCGACCACAGACGTAGCTGCTATGGATGTTCGCGTGGTGGCTGCTCAGGATACCGCAGACGGCGCTGTCGCCGTGAATGACCAGCAGGCTGTTGAGCTGCTGGGTCTGCACGCTACCGACACCCGGCAGGACGGTGAGCTGGAGGCGCTGCGCGTTGCCATGTTACCACGTAAACC